ATAGCGGTTTTCAAAGTTGTAAATGTAAAAGCCATTTTATGCACTCACCGTTACAGGACCTGCGGAAGAAGAACCGCCTCCCCCTGCAAGGTTTCCTGTTGTTGCTGTACCGCTTCCAGAAGTAAAGGTGTAACTGTCGTCATCTACTTTTGTTATGGAAAAACCACCAGAAGCTTCTATTGCGCTAGAAGTAAAACCATCAAAGTTTTCTAGTGAACGGAACCGAACAGTATCCCCTGTGCTTCTTCCGTGACCCGGTTCTGTAACTGTTATGACAGCGGACCCACTGTCGCTAGACTTAAAAGCATTAAATGGAAGAAGAACTTCTACGGCAGGCTCCGTTCTATCCGGGCGCGGGTCCCTAAGAGCTTGAGGGTCTGCTGGAGTAGCTATAACCTCTAATTGAGGTTGCTTTGATTCCCATTCATCTTTGCCGACTAGCATTCCCGTCCATTCTTTACGCATATCCCTTAGTTTATAGGCGGCACCTGACCTATCAGAAATCCCAAGAGCGTGTTTATTTGAAGCGTACCTAGCCATTATGAAGTCGCACTTATAAAGCTATAGGCAGGTACAAGCGTTATATCGGCCTTGTCTCTGTCTTCTTCAGCGGCTCGAATAAACTCTTCTTCATAAAGCGTTTTCAGAATCTGTATTCTATCCGGCGCTCTTTTTAATGAAATGTAATATGCTAGGCCCGCTGCTAAACAAGGGTAAAACCTAAACGGCACTTCCACATTATTAACCGAAGTATCCGCATCATCTATCCGAACCAGTCTGTCATATATAAACTGGTCCGTGCTGTTTTCTGGAGTAGGCCATATTTTTACAACAGGTGTTATTTGCCTATCTACATAAAACTGCGTTGGACGCCCTGTGGTGGACTTAGTAGCTATACTCAAGTAATCGTCGCGGCTAATTCTAGTTATTGATATATCAGAGTCATCACGCCGAACGACGCCGGAGAGAATGTCAATAGTAGCCTGAGTATCTGTTAGAGAAGCGGTTGAGGTAGTAGTTGTAGTGGCCGCACTCGTTCCACCAGTTATGGTTTCGCCAGAAGTAAAAGTACCTGAAGGCACTGTTATCGTCATAGAAGTAGAAGAAGGTTTGGTGATAATAGACGCCGTAGCAGAACTACTGCCTCCCGTTATAGTTTCAGCAATAGAAAAGCTACCACTTGCACTTACATTTAATGTAATGGTGCCTACAGGGTATTCTGCAATATCTTTTGCAACCGTTTGGGTGAATTGCTTCATGGTCCAACGATTTAAACCTCTATTCGCCCAATCAGCAAAAAGAAGGTTCAAAGATCTACGAGCCGTTTTCGCATCGTATCCTGTTCTAAGCTCAACACCACAACGCTCAAAAGCTTCTTCAATATATTCTGCTACATTAGGTTCAAAGTCCTTAGATCCAGAAACAGCCATAACATCTAAAACCTTTCATACTAGCCCCAGAGAGCGGCTTTTATTGCAACTCCTAAGTGACCCAAAACCAACAACCCAACAGCCCATAAAACCCTTTGGATACCATCAATTGACTTCTGTAAATGATGCAAATCATTATTTTTGATGGTATCCATTTTTTGGCCTAGCAGCTTTATCTCTCCGCGCAACTCCAAGATGTCTAGCTCGTTTTTGCGGCTTAGATCATCTGACATGATTTAAATCCTACGAGTACTGTTTTAAGCAATAAATAACAATGGAGTAAGTATCTCCACTACTATGCCCAACAGTTGTGAATTGTACGTCCCCTGTATTGCCGCCAGAGGCCGCAACATTCGGGAGACCGCTTATATCAGAGTAATCTAACGTGTCAGAATAATCCGCAGGAAGTTGCGCTGCAATAACGTCGGTAGAGGCGTCCCAAAGAATTTTGACGCCCATACCAACGTTAGTGAACACAATCTTCTGTATACGAACTCCTGTGCAAGCCGTCCCGTCTTGAAGAGAAGACAAAGCTGAAACATCCACCTTTGTAACGGCAGACTCACCAGTTCCATCACTCGTGTTAGTGCAATAAATAACCGCAGATTTTGGGCCATCTATTACTGTGGTAGCTGTTACAGCATCAGCCATAGTTCACTCCTCCACTTATTCAAATGGTGTGGCTAGTGTACCGTCACCATGGAGAAATGCTTCACAATGCCATACAGCAGCCGTGGTTGCTTTCAAACGGATAATTCCGCCAACGAGCCAGCCCTGTGCCGCCGTACCAAGGTCAATGGTATCGTCATCACTTGCATCAGGTATAAAAGTGTTAGTGTCACCAGCGGTTGCAGGATCAAATATTTGAGCGAAACCAGAATAAAGATCACTGGCATTGTCCGTATTAATCTGCCCTGCACCAGTAAAGGTTGTGCCTACAATAAAGGTGTAGTGAAGTCCCGCTGCCGCCGTTGGTAGCGTAACAACAATACCTGCTGCGCGATTAAGGGTAAAAACTGCACCGGATTGGGTTGATTCAACCGAATAAGTTGCGTCTTCTATTGAAACAACGTTGTCATAGGATGACACATAACCAGTAGTAACTAAATTACCGCTGGTATCTATGTCTAAATTAGTGGTAACGGCTCCAGTTCCTGCGGTAACAGAAATTTGTTCAAAACCGTTTTCAGATCTGACTGGACCATTAAAGGTTGTATTAGCCATTTTGGCCTTCCTCCTTACAAAGGTTTCGTTCTAGCGTCTTGTAAGAGTCTGCTGGGGCAGTCGCTAGAGCTATTAATCCCAGATTAAGTGGGGGAGGGTTTCCCCTCCCCCGTTACGCTTTACTACGCTCCAGGAGAGCCGAAAATGCCGCGAGGATCAGACCAGCCAAACGCATAGCGTTCGCGTGCCTTATACCGAACATTTCCAGTGTCGAAGTCGCCTTCCATAGATGTCCTAACCGCTGTCCGGTTGAAACCTTTCAAGCCGTTTGGTGCATCCGTCATAATGAACCACGCATCAGTGTCCGTCAGGAAGTGGTTAACGGCGTAGCCTTCAGGAATCATTCCCATGTTCTTGACTGCGTTAACGTCGTTATCTGCCGAACCCGGACGAAGCGTTGATTCAAGGAGACGATCCGAGGTGAATTGAAGTTCTTTTGGAACAATCATTTTCGTACCCCGTACCGCTACCTTTAGACCGCGCTCATCAACAAAACCAGCGATATCAATAAGAGCCTGCTCTAGGCTGGTCTCATTAAGATCCGCTGCTGTTGAAAGCTCGTTACGGAAAGTACTGCCGTTTGCGAGGGGATGGTCAGTAGCACAAAGCTCCTTAGAATCTCCTCCTGTGTATGTGCTAGAAAAAGCATTGTTAAGAACAGAAGCTGCCTTAACCTGCTTTGTCTGACTCATACTACGGGCAAGGGCCTTCGTGTAACGACTTGCGAGTCGATCATAAAGGTTGTCCTCAATAGCCTCTTCCGTGATAGAGAATGCCAAGGCAATTGTCTCCATCGTGTAACGAGCCGTGTACACTTCTTGAGCATCGTCAAACGATACTGCTGTACCTTCAGATTTGGTAGGTGCCGTCCCGAAACCGGAAAGCATCACCTCTTCTTCAAAAGCACGATCAGAACTCTCCATAGAGAATATCTCTTCATGCTCACGGTCATACTGGTCATACTCCAAACCGAACAATGCGTTCAGGCCGGGTTCCAACTCTTTTACAAGTTGTGCTCTACTTATAGCCATTTCTAAACCCTCCTATACGCCAGTGGTTGAAGGTGTACCAGCAGCAATAGCACCGTTGTTGCTATTGAAGTGGTTGTTCAACCTGACAATTGCACCAATCCCAGCGGCGGAAAAGTCCTCATTTCCCGCGTCTTCTACCCAACCCATAATTCTAAATTGTAGGGCAGCAGTAGTAGCAATCGTGCTGATTGCTAAACGGCCATAAGACAAACCGTTCGTATCGTCGCCAGTGATTAGAGTCGAGCCATTGGCATTAGCAAAAACAGCGGCACGAGCCGTAGCTTTGCTAGTCCACGAAGCATCCGTTGCAATTACATATAACTGCATAGGATCATCGTTTACATATGCCTTGACTGGATGGTTACTATCAGCCCCAGAACCGGGCCATGTGTTGCTCCACGTAGGTTTTCCAGTGGTACTCGAAACGTACTCACAACCTTGAAAGACACCCAAAAAGCCTACCGTCCCACCAGCAGCCGCGCCAGGGGCGTCGATATAACCAGTGGAAAGCGGAATCACGGGTTCTCCGTGATAAAGCTTGTTTGTGTTGCCGTTCGCAATCTCATACATCGAGTAGTTGGACATACCTGTGGAATTGGCCGCACCACCTTGCTTACTTAGTGGGCGCAGACCAAACTTTCCATTGGTATTAGCCATAATTTATTGCTCCTCAAAGCAAAAGGGTTAAAACAATAAGCCCTAAGATTTAGGACCTCCGAATGTCACACGCGACTGGCGTTCAGGTTTCTGAATTGCCATCGAATGATGCTGGTTCTCTTTGAATAGATCGTTGTCAACCGCTTGCATAGCGTCAGAATTCATCTGATCGAAATAGTCTTTGCGTTCTTCAACGATTTCTACTGGTATACGAGCCAGCAACAACCCTCCAACACCAAAAACACCTTCGTACTTTCCGCCATCTATAGTAGGAGCCTCAAAATCAGGGAATTCTTCTTTCCGAACCAACTCCCAACCCTCTCTCATTCGGGCAGAAATGTTTTTTCGGTCATCGAATCCTCTAACTTCAGAGCGAATCCATCTATGTGCAAAGCCCTCCGGTGCAGGGGGCGCGTCCAAAAGGGACGGTGGGCTCCAAGGCTTACGAGCGCCTCTATTTGCCCTTGTCTTGGAAGCGCGAGGAGTGCGATCAATTGTTTCTTCAGTCATTATCTTCTCCTAGCGTTTGTATTTCGCGTACTCATCAAGAGGAACCCCTAGTTTTTGAGCTATTGCTACTTCACTAGGAGACAGTCTTACTGTTTTGCGCCCAGAACCACTGGAACGAGTTGCAGAAGCTACGGCCTGTTGGGGGCGACGGCTTTCTGAGACGGGAACAGACGATTCTCCATTAAACTTATGTGGAAACGCTTCCCGCATTCTTTTGTCAATTTCATGGTAGTACTCCGGAGTCTCTGTGTCAAAGTTTTCTTCTTCTACCAAAGTCTTGTGAATACCAAATGCCGCAAAGGTCATAGCCTCGTCTTCTCCGAACCAATTGTTTTTTGAGGCCCAGTCTTCGGCTTTTGGATCCGGCCTAGCTGGAGCCTGCTGTGGCATTGGCTGTGGCATTGGTTGCTGTGCTTGAGCTTGAACTTGCTGATAGGCCTGTGCTTGCTGTAGTTTTGCTGCCTTAACACGCTCTTCTTCTATAGCTAATTGAGCCATTTTCTTATTAAGCTCAACCTGGGCCGCAGTGTCGCTGGTTGCTATCGCAGTTTCCATGTCGCGTTGTAACGCTTCTGACTGCGTTGCTATACGATCTCCATATTCTGCAACATAGCCGTGGTCTAAGCTTTGAACTCTATTTTTAAGTTCTTGGTTCTCTGCCTGAACGTTTCTTGCGAACTGTAAAGCAGCGTCTTGCTGGCGTTCAGCTTCGCGGGCTTTTTTAGTAAGCCTGTCAATGCGTTTTTTGACTTTTTTACTATAATCCTCGTGTTCTGTCTCAACTTGAACTTCGGGATTCTCTGTTTCTGTTGCCTCTAAACTAGGTTCAACGTCTACGGAAACTGGTGGACCTTCTGAAGGTAGATCAACAACTAATTCTTCTTGTTCCGGCATGGGATTCTCTCCATGTTAAAAATGCAGGATGTCTTCGGGATCCTGTATAACCGCAATGATCTCATCATCATTTAATATGCGGACTTCTCCTCCGTCTATTCTAAATCGGGCTCCCGCATAACGCCCGAAAATAACCCAGTCTTTTTCCTCGCACCAAGCACCACTGGGAAACTTTTTCTTATCTTTATAAGCAAGCGAACCTACCTTTAAAACATATCCGCAAACCGTAGCTACAGACTCACGGTCCACAACAGCGTCTGGAAGCAATACACCTCCTTCTGTCCTGCCTTTACCACGATAAGGAAGAATAAGAACACGCCAACCCGTTGGTTCAGGCATTCTTGAGAGAGAATCGGTGTCTAGCTTACTGGGATCCAGAACTTTTTCTTCAGGTTTTACGTATGCTTGTTTTATAGAAACAAGATTGTCTTCCATGTCTTTCACAAGCTCAGACTTATTAGTCATTAATCCGCCTTTTCTAAGATTTCTCTTAACTCTTGTCCTATATAATCTAAAGATTCGACGTTGCCAACCAATTGTCTGTATTCTTCAATGTCTTTTACTGTTCCACCTGTCATCATCTCTGAAATTCGTTCTCTCCGCTCTCGTATTATTTTAATAAGATGTTCCGCTAAAAAAATACCGTCCATTAATACACCTTTAAACACCGATTATTTCTTTTTCCATACACACAATCCCTTTAACCAAAGTCGGCTTTGGTCTAAAACTCTCCATGGCGTAATAAGCTAACCCAACCCCGTGTTCACTGACATATGAGTAGCATTTTTCTAAGGTTTTAAAATGAAGGGGTTTACCGTGTGCGCTAAGAACTTCAAGGGAATCCGGGCCTTTTCTGTCTACGGGATTCAGCATAAGCATCAAAACGACGATGACATATACTGTTATCTCAGACATGATTAATTCCTTTTAGCTATATGTGCCCTTGCTTTTGACATTGCGCGATTACCAAACCAAAAAGCTATAATAGCAGAAAATATGGCTTGTGTCTCTTCATCCCAAATAGATAGCATTCCAGCGGTCAGATCCATGCCAGAAGTGGTCACCATAGCGTATAGCGTGACCCCCTTGATGGTACAAAATAAGATAAAGAAGGCGTAAGTAATGACAGGGCGCACAGAGCCCCGCAAACCGTTGACAAATCCTCCAGCGTCAATCCCAGAATCATGGGCATAAAGTCCTTTCGTCTCTTCAATCTCTGCTTGGGCATCAAGTTCCTGTATTTTAAGTTCACTAAGCTTATCAGCATACTTGGCTTTTGCCTCAAGCATAAGCAACTCCTGCTTATTAGCTTGGTTTTGTTTAAAATAACCTAAAACTTCAGGAACTATAGATGTTCCAAAGCCAAGGAGTGTCCCAAGTAGACTTATCATCGTTTAGCCTGTGTGAAAGATGTCGCACCAAAATAAACTGCGACAAGCCCCGATAATCCATAAAAAATAGGCCCTACAGGGGCATTTTTATACGATTCGGGATTAACCAGAACGCAGGCTACTGTAACTGCCATCAAAGCCAGCGCGGCCCAACACATTAGGCGGCGATTAACCTGATAGGCTTGTTTATCCGGGATGTTATCAACAGCATCAGTCATATTATTTCCTTAATATCGGATTATCCAAAGCTCTTTTAATTGTTTTGTTTAGCCTTTTTTCCAAAGCATCCAGTTTAGCGTCAACCTGACTTACCTTTGCGTCAAAACGTGTGTTCGCAGAATTTATCTTTGCATCCAATCGAGTCGCGGCAGATTCTGTAACATTACGCAAGGTTTTTTCCGCTTGACGCACAACGCCTCGCGTTTCAGCGTCCAAGGATCTTGATCGACGGTCCACAGCGGATATTCCAGCGTACAATTTCCCGGCATCCGCTCTTGTATCTTGCCTTATATCTCTGACAACAGTCTGAACTTCTCCTACTCGTGTGCGAACAGACTTCATTTCTTTCTGAATTACGGTCATGGCTTTGTTCATCACAGCCAGCTTTTTATCAAAACCGGATAGATCAGGCGCGGTATATTTTAAAATCTTCACCTTCATGTTCGTATAGTCTTTGTAAAACTCAAAGCCAGCCCAAAGACCACCGCCCAAAGTTCCAAGCAACGGCAAAATAAAAAGTAACTTACTTCCGCCTACTTTTATTCCTTTGTACTCAACTTCAGCCATCTTTTATGACCTTCTTCAAACGGTTTTCTATGGCGGGTAGAAGTCTTATCCCACAATAGCCTATCACAAAGGCAATTGCTGGGCCCCACGTCATGTCAAGTGTAAAATGTTTCATTATTGGAGGAATAAAAAATTCTGCTGCTATCCACCCAACAATAAGAGCTAAGGCAACATCTTTTAACGCTGTAAGGTTAAATTGTTTTTTCGTGAGGACATTGGCTGCTCCGCCACATCCGCTGGCGAAGATACAACAAAACTTAGCCCCTAGTGTCTGAATTAAGTATTCCATTTAATTCCTCCACTGGCTTTCAACGAGCGCGTCATGCGCCCCGTTTGATGTTCCAAAAAGCATGTAATTCTGGAGCGGGTTCACCAAGCTGGGGCCGTCAGGTATATTCGTTGACTTAAAAAACTTGGTCGCATCCGGTATTCCACTGGATTTTAGTAAACCCCCCGTATTCGACATCATGCCCATCGCTACCATCGTCACTGTTTGTGCGTTGGTTCCATAGCGTTGACTTGGAGCAATCCTACTCACAACCGTTTGTGCAGCCTGCGCCGGAGTCATCCTTCTAGTTCTCGTCTTGGTTGCTTTAGGCGTTCCAGATGGCTTTTCTGCTACCTGTGTATCATTCGCAGGTGTTTCTGTGTTTGCTTCCACTTCCGCTTCAATCTCTGCTTCAACTTCAGCGGTAACTTCAGGCTCTGCTGGTGCTGTCTCCGTCTGAACGGTAGGTGCCTCTGGTGCTTCGGGCTCTGATGGAGGATCTATGTTGGCCGCAGGCGCGGCATTGGCCGCAGGTGCACTAGAAAAAGACGTTGTAGTAGGCGTTGTAGTCGTCGCTGTATCAACAGTGGTCACGGGTATGGAAACCTCTGCAATTTGAATGATTTGATCCTGAACAACCGTTTCGTTTTGCGTTATAACCTCTGTGTCTTGTTGTTGTATCAAAACTGTCTGGTAATCTATTGTAAGGCTTGGATCAGAAAACTGCGGACCATAAAATCCGTAAGGATAGCCCGCATCGATACCGTATAGTGAAAAAACCCCTGTCAATACGCCATAGTCGTTTTCCGATACCGTATCAGTATAAGTAAAATCTTTTATACCGGACCACGTTAACTCTTCCTCATGCACAAAGGTTTCGACAACCGTTCCGTCGTCACTAAGGGTTATTGTTAGCTTATAGATATCACGACAATCACCACTTTGCATAACGTTCGTGCAACTGTCCAAATAAGAGTTACTGACATGACTGTTTATTGTTATGCCTGAATTTAGAGTAAAACCCTTATTAACCTCTTTCTCGGTCAACGGCACATTGAAATTAGACGTGTACGTGCCACCACCGCCTCGTGTTCCAGAAGTACAGTACTTTCCCTGTTGGCACCCGGACCCCGTTCCATAGCTGGTGCCACCGGAAGTTGTCATCGACCCCATGGGCGCAGCAAGGTTGTCTGTTGTTAAGTTTTCAGCATTAGCTATCTTTGAAATCAAAGATATAGACACGTAAATACCAATGCCCAACAAAGCCACGTACAGCAAAAACAGAAAACAAAAAAGACTTCGCATCATGGCGTTGTATCCTCACTACCAGAATACGACTCCTCTTCTTTTGGTTCTTCCGCTTTAACAGCATCTACCCTTATTTTTGCCCCTTCTGGAGCAGCTTTAGGGTTAGCTAACCAAGCTGTCTTTGCCGCATCTCCTATTTTTCCTTCATGTGGACACGGTGTTCCAGCACTCCACATAGCGTTGAACACCCTCTTGTCCTGACAAAGAAGGCTTACTCCTGCAACTTTAAGCCCCATTCCATACAAGGAGCGGGCAAGTTTTAATCTTTCGCAGTTTTTATCGCGTATCGTTGTTCCACCACTTAGTCCAAAAATACTTGTCTGCATGGCACCAGAAACGCCCGTTACGCAAACATCCGAATTATTCACAACAACACTCGGAGAACTGGCAGTAGAGGGGGTTTTGTCAACCACGGTATTTCCGGTAGACGTGCTTACCGTATTCGAACTACTTGATACCGTACTCGACACTGTTGATGACGTTACAGTGTCTACTGCATGAACAGATGTTAGCCCAGCCGTTATAGCTAGTATACCTCCAGCTACCACGGTGGCCCGTATTATGTTCGTGCGTTTCACTTCATAGATTCTGGCCTAGATGACGTTTTTCTCTTTCAAAATGAAAGCAACGCCGCCACCTACAATGCCAGCCCATATTAGAAGAGGTTGCGAAAATATAATGCCCACACCCATCACAATGCCGCCTATAGCCGCATAACTTGACGGCTCCTTCATGCGGTCTGTTACCCACTCAACCATTAATTCTCTCCTCAACAATTTATGTACCTGCCGCCTCTTTGAGCAGCGCCCATACCCCTTTTCATTCCTTTGACCTTTTTGGCCTTTGAAACATTGGGGGTATTTTCTTTTTTAGGACCGTTATAAGAAACGAAGCCTTGATTTTTTACCTCAATTCCTCCACGTATTTTTCCTACAGACATAGCCTTCTCCTATCCTTGCTCTTGTCTTTGTTTCATTATCTCACGCTCTTTTGCCGCATCTATACGCGCTTGTACTATATCCTCAGAAGATTGAATGCGGTCCGCGCCAAGTTGAGCGTTTTGCTCCGCTTTCTGCCTGTCAAGATCCAATCTTGCCTGATCCATTTGGGCTTCGTTCTGATCTCTTTGAGCCCGTAGCTGCAAGTCTTGCTCTTTTAGAGCTATTAATGGATCCGGCCCTTCTTGACCTTGACCACTTATCTGGGCGCTAAGAGCTTTAACCTCCTGCATCCCCTGTGCAATAAGATTAGCAACTGCGGCTTCAATTTCCAAGGCCTGTTCTGGACTTGGCGGTTGTCCTTGAAGTTGTTGTGAAAATTGAGCGAAAACCTGTTCTTTAGATTTTAATGAAACGTGCTCCATAATATGCTTTTGCAAAGATATAGCAACTTGTGGCTGCTGCCCGACTGTTGCAGAAGAACCAAAAACCAAGTGAGCCATTATATGAGCATCGTGATTTTGCCCTTGGAAAGGTACTAAAGGCAGGTTGTCTAACGCTTCAGAGTTCTCTACCGCTGGATCTTTCGGAACCGGATCTCCTTCGTCTACAGGTTTAAGAATAGAATCTACATCCTTGACACCAACCGCTCTATACATACGACGGAACGCTTCATGGAGGTTATGCAAATCCGGGGCAGACTGAGCCAGTTGGAGTTCCGTCTGTGCAAGTGTGACTCTTTGCGCCATTGAGTAAATATTTGGATCGGAGACGGGAACAACGTCAACCCTATCATCAAAATCCTCCGCTTTTATTGTTCGCTCTGCGCCGACTACATCATAAGGGTATTCTGGAGGTAGATACTGTCCAAATACCTTGGCTAAAAGATCAAACTCTTCTTTCTGGGCATAGTGCATCCGCTTGTGTATTGCGGACATAACTTTTGCGCCCTGCTCCAAAAGAGCAATGGTTGTACCGACTGGTGCCTGCTGATTTCCGTCACCAACCTGAAGATTGGATACGGCTGCAAAGCGTTGCCCAGCCTCTACGCAGAAACCCATTAACTGGAACAAAGTTTGATCCGCACCCTTATAGGGAAGCAGCATTAAGGAATCACGAATCGCGCCTCCTGGTGCGTCTACGTCTCTAAACTCACCCGGCGATAGAGGATCGTCGTCATTGCGTATACGCAAACCACGGGCCTTAAATCCAGCAGGCAGATTGGAAAGAGTGCCTGCATCAATAAGCTGTCGAAGTGCAGCCGTTGCCGTGCGGCTCAGACCGCCAATCATGTGTATCAAGCCAAGACCGTAAAAACCAAACCCCGGTAAAAACTTGAAATGCACAAAATATTGTGTCTTTTTCTTTTCCGAATCATCTGGATCGTAGTTGCGACGGATGCTTAAAACCTTCCCGTTGTTTTCAGAAACAGTCACAACATAGGGAAGCTTAATGCCCGTAGGCTCTCCGGAACCATCTGTGTCTTCGTATCCTTCAAGATCCAAATTGACGTGGCATTCGAGAAGCGTGACATCCGTGTCGAGATACGTGGGCTCTACTCCGGTAATATCATCCATCTCTTCTCTAACCTGAGAAGGGTCTGTTTGATCCGCTCGAACAGGAACATCGCTGTAAAAACCTGCAATCTGTTTTTTGCGAAGCTCGTTTTCCGTTATCTGAATAACGTGCGTTACATTTTCGGCGGTCTCCAAATCTGTTGCCGTGTACGGGACAACCAACTGCTCCGCAGGAACAAATTTACTTACCGCTCTTCCAAGGAATTCATCATAATAGATTTTTTTAAATGTAGATCCGGATAGCGGTAAGTAAAACAGCATTTGATCGAACTCAGGAGTATACTCCTTCATCACACAAGTGATTTGGTAGTTCATAAAATGACGTACACGTTCTGCCTGATCTTCCACATCAGGGGTTGATTTACCAACTATCTCAGTGCGAACAGGCCCTCCGGAAGGCAACAACTCGCCAAAAGCCTGCGCTTGGAACTGTGTAACAGATTCTGCTAAAAGCGGATGCGTTACACCTGTTGCACCACGAAAAGGTTCTGATCGTTCTTCGTATTTAAAACCAAGAA